AGGAGAATAGAATATGAGCAGACTGATTGATGCAGACAAAATAATTGACTCTCTTGGAAATTCGGATATGGATTTTGCAATAGGTGCAGTTATTGACGAACAGCCGACAGCTTTTGATGCGGAAAAAGTTACGGAATCGCTTATGGACAGATTTCGTGTTGTTTCCAATGATGAAGACTTGGAATGGAACAGAGCTATAGATTATGCTATTAAAATCTTAGAAGGTGGTGGAGTTGAATGAGAGAAATTCTTTCCAAGGCAAAGCAGATTGATAATGGTGAATGGATAGAAGGGAGCCTCATAGATTTAGACATTGACAGCGGATATTGTTATATTGTTCCGCCGTATAAAAAAGCGAGTATATTGCCAATCATCTTTTTAATAACAGACAGAATGAAATTGGTTGATCCAGAAACCCTCTGCCGGTTTACAGGACTTTGCGACAAGAACGGAAATAAGATTTGGAAGAACGACATTTTGATGTGTCATGGAAACCCAAAAGACCTTGTAAAAGCGGCATTTGGAGAATTTGGTGTAAGAAATATTGAAACCGGCTCCATAGTAGACAAAGTTGTCGGATGGCATTATGAGGTTGTTCCGACAGATACAATCAGCAGATGTGAACCATTCTGCTGGTCAATGCCACTGACCAAAGATTATATCGACAGGTGCGAAATGGAAGTAGTTGGCAATATTTTCGACAATCCAGAGTTGTTACAGGAGGAACACAAATGAGCAAATCAGTATTAGTGATTGATACACCGAAGAACTGCTATGATTGTCCATTTGGAACTGAATACTGCGGCGATTCTGAATATGAAGGATGCTGTGAACTGGCTGAATGTTTAGACGGTGACACAAGGCTTATAACAGAAGAACATTATGATTACGAAAGTAAATCAAGACCGGCTTGGTGTCCATTGAAGCCATTGCCGGAGAAAATGAAAGTAACTGGGCTTTATAACGGCGAGTATTTCAAAGCAGGAGGCAAACCGCCGAGCTATAAGATTGGTTGGAACGATTGTATTGATGAGATTACAGGAGGTGAAGTAGATGATTAATCTAGCGAATAAATGCGTATTAATCAGAACACATGAAGAGTATGAAAATATTTTGAAAGCAGCAAAGAAACAAGGATATAGATGGTATGGCGGAAAAGAAGCGTATCCATATCCTTTTGAAGAACAGCAGATCCCGGATATATTAAAGTTCTACAGTAATAAAGAACTAACAAGAAATGCCAGTCTTGCACCGGAATATGAATTAGTAGAAGCATCAGACGTAATTGAAGATGAGAAGAAGATCAAAGATGCTATAAACCTTGTCAGAACGTTCGCTAAATACCCAGACAGAACAGCATTGACAGACTCATTTATTAAGTCCTTGAAGTTACTTGCAGATAATGTAGAAAGTCAGATGGAAGAGGTGAAGTAGATGGAGAGATTAACAAAATGGGAAGATGGTAGTATCACATATAACGAAAAACGAGAGCTTGAGTGTGGTGAATATTGCGATAGCTGCTCACAGGGCGCAGGAAATTGCAAAACAGTAGAAAATATGATTAAAAAGCTTGCCACTTATGAAGACTTAGAAGAACAGGGCTTGCTTGTGAGATTGCCAGATGATTTAAACAGAATATTGTATCAAGTAAATTATAGATGGAAATGCACAGAATACGGTGAGGAAAATAATAAATGTGAAATCTATGATTGCAAATGTGAATGTGATATCAGGAAAGAATATTATATAGCCGAAGTTGATTTGCAATATATTTCGATTAAAAGCTATTATAATTGTCTTGGCGAATTTTTATTCCTCACCCGTGAAGCAGCTGAGAAGAAGTTGGAGGAGATTCAAAATGACAAGACCTGAGATTACAGCAAAACTATCAGCAATGATCGAAAAGAAAATCAATCCTCACAATGATCCACGTATTTATTGGGCTAAGGAAGTGACATTCGATTATTCAACAGATCATGCGGTAAGGGTGGATTATATGCGGTTCGTGCCGGTGAATAATAGCGTGTCCGGAATAGAAAAAGGTGACTGCTATTGTTATGAGGTTAAATCATCAGCTGAAGATTTTCGCTCTGGTCATGGGCTGAATTTTGTTGGCGATTATAACTACCTAGTTATGCCGACAGATGTATGCGCTGCGGTATCCCTTGAAATTCCACATTATGTAGGAATATATGTACCAGAAGCAAATGATCTTACATGCATCAAAAAAGCAAAGCGAAGAAATCGGACAAGGCCTGTATCTGAAATACTCTTGATGATGTTCCGGTCTTCGAATAGGGATTATAGAAAAGCAGTAAAACAGTTGGAGGAAATGAAGAATGAATAACAACCCTACACCAGAAACAACCCCACAGCTCGCTATATCAGCATTCACAGTACTACATCAATATTGCAGCTCAATCAGTCCACATGACTGCATCAGATGTGCATTTTACGAACATTGCCCGGAATGTTTCATGGGGTGTCCGGGAGATCAGGGCGAGACGATCAGAAAATTACAAAGCAATGAATAAAATTAGAGAGTCGGTATTTACCGGCTCTTTTTTTAGTGCAAAATTCCTCAAACATGTACCACAACTTTTCTGCCAACCTATGATAGAATATACTCAGAAGTGTTACTATGGGGTTTTATAGCCAGAAATGAGGTGATAATATGGCGAACTTAAAAGCAGTTACAAGAAAACTTCAAAAAGCTATATTATCCACCGGATTAGTCATAAAAATCGGAACATCACAATTCTATAGCCACGAACAGGAACGATTAATTACAGTAACGATCATATCAACACCAGTGTTTAGACCAACAAAACGTGGCGAATGGAAAGATTGCGATTATGAAATATTACGAACTGCATCCCAGTATGATGTGGTTATGTGCCTAAAAGAAATATGGGAGGCAGTCAGAAAATGAGGATAGACAGAGGTGATTAGATGAACTTAACGCCTAAACAGGAAGCGTTTGTAAAAGAATATATAAAAAATGGCGGAAATGCATCTGATGCCGCAAGGAAATCTGGATATAAAAATTATGAAGTGGAAGGCTATAGATTGATAAGAAATGATAAGGTTTTATCTTATATAGCCAAAAAGCAGGCTAAAATCGAGAAACAAAAATGTACTGACATCATGTCTCTGGCAGAAATCCAGCAGCGCCGTTCCATGATCGCAAGAGGTGAGCTAAAAGATTCGTTCGGTTTCGCTCCGGACTTCTCCGACCAGCTAAAGTCCATGAATGATCTGGAAAAAACGCTTGCTATAAAAGAAGCCAGAGAAGAGCAGCGGAAAGCAGAAGAAAAAGCCAGATTACAAAGTGAATATCATATTGATCTGGATATTGTCCCGGACGTATTTCATAAAATGATTAGAGATATCCGGAAAAAGAAACATAGCGAATACATTCTCCCCGGCGGGCGTGGATCCATGAAGTCATCGACAATATCATTGATTATACCGGAACTGCTGAAGAATAATTCGAACATGCACGCTCTGATTCTTCGAAAAGTCGGGAACACAATAAAAGATTCTGTTTATGCTCAGATGAAATGGGCACTGGATAAGCTGAACCTGTCAGAGGAATTTACCTGTAAAGTGTCCCCTATGGAGATTACATATAAGCCTACTGGACAGAAGATATACTTTCGTGGTGCTGATGATCCGTTGAAGATTAAGTCCATCAAGCCGGAGTTTGGTTATATCGGCATTGTCTGGTTTGAGGAACTTGATCAATTTGCCGGTCCAGAAGAAATACGAAATATTCAGCAGTCTGCGATTCGTGGTGGTAACGAAGCGTACAAGTTCAAATCATTCAACCCGCCGAGAAGTAAAAATAACTGGGCAAATGAATATACGGCAGAAGCAGAAGAAAAAGATGATAGCGCACTGGTTGTGCATAGCACATACCTTGATCTTGACATTGAACAGGAATGGCTCGGAGATATATTTCTTGCAGATGCCGAACATCTGAAAGAAGTAAATCCAGATGCTTACGACAATGAGTATTTAGGCCATGCTAACGGAAATGGTGGAAATATCTTTGAATATATCGAAGAAAGAACTATCACGGACGAAGAAATTAGTCACTTTGATAGAATCTATCAGGGTGTTGACTGGGGATGGTTCCCAGATCCTTATGCATTTGCGCGGCTCTATTATGACCATGCAAGAGAGACAATTTATTTTCTTGATGAAATTGGCGAAAACAAAAAGTCAAATGACTGGACTGCTGCCGAAATCAAGAAGCGTGGTTATGATGACTATGTGATCACTTGTGACAGTGCTGAGAATAAATCTGTAAATGATTACAGGGACGCAGGACTTCCAGCAAGAGGAGCAATCAAGGGACCTGGCAGCGTTGAATACTCAATGAAGTGGTTGCAAAAAAGAAAATTAGTGTTTGACCCTGCTAGAACACCAAAAGCCTTAAAAGAGTTCAAGAAGTACGAATACGAGAGAGACAAGGACGGAAACATTATAAGCGGTTATCCCGACAAAGATAATCACTTTATAGATGCTTGCAGATACGCCACTGAAGAGATGTGGAGAAGAAGGGGGTACAGTGCATAAAATGTTAGATAGGTACTTTTCAGATAAAATAAATAAATTCTTAAGCATCGGTTTAAAAATATATGGATCATCTGACATTAACGAAATCTTAAAAGTTGTAGAATATGAAGACATTATTGTGCGAGATACTTCTGTAAGATGGATGGATTTTAAAAGGTAGATTAAATGGGACTTATAACAACACTAAAAAGGTGGTTTAACATGATATTCAAAAAACAAGCCGAAGAGGATTTTAATATCCATGCAGCAGAATTTCCAGAGATGGAATCGCTGATTAACCGGTGCGCGAACATTTACAGGGGAGTACCGGAATGGCTAGATGACAAGAATAACATCAAGACGATCAATTTTGCGAAAACTGTCTGCTCAGAGACAGCTCGGCTCACAACATTGGCGATCGGCATTCAGATAGACGGTTCCACAAGGGCTACATGGCTACAAAAGCAGATTAACAAGGTATATTTCCAAATCCGGCACTGGGTAGAATATGGCTGTGCTTATGGAACGGTATTTATCAAACCAAACGGGGAGAGCCTTGACGTATTTACCCCAGCAGATGTGATGATTGTAGATTACGACAATCAGGAGATCAAGGGGATTATATTCAAGGATTCTTATACTGTTGGACGAAAATACTACACACGGCTTGAATATCATAGATTTGCTGAGATTACAATAGATGGCGTAACAACTTATCCGTACTACGTTTCTAACAGAGCTTATGTGTCAAAATCCCCTCAGTCAATCGGTGACAGAATCGACCTTAAGCAGACCAAGTGGGCTGACCTAATGGCAGATACGCCGCCGATACTCAAGGCAAACGGTGAGAAGCTGGACGGGCCTCTGTACGGAGTACTGCGGACACCGCAGGCAAACAATGTGGATATCAGTACACCTCTTGGATTGCCGATATTTGCAGAAGCAATTGAGGAATTAAAGGATTTTGACATTGCATACAGCAGAAACGCCGGAGAGATTTTTGATTCGCAGAAGATTGTTCTGGCAGATGATAGACTACTGATTCCAAGCGGCACGCCTGTATCAGCCATGTCGCCACAAAGCATGGAAAACAGACGGAACAAGATGAACTTACCGCACTTTGTCAAGAATGTATTCGGACAGGACGAGAAAGAGTTCTATCAGGAAATCAACCCAATTCTCAACACAGATACCCGTATAAGCGGCATAAATGCCCTTTTAAACCAGATAGGATATAAGATTGGATTCTCCAACGGGTACTTTGTTTTTAATGAAAAAACCGGCATGGTGACGGCTAGGCAGGTGGAAGCGGATGATAGGCGAACGATCGGATTTATCAAGGATGTGCGCGACAAGTTGGAAGACTGCCTGAACGGAGTCATCTATGCGCTAAATGTGTTTGCAGACCTGTACGGCATGGCTCCTGTGGGCGCATATGAGGTGACCTACGACTTCGGAGATATCACCTATAATAGAGATGAAGACAGAGCAAGATGGTGGCAGTATGTTACTACAAATAAAGTACCGGCTTGGATGTATTTCGTGAAGTTTGAGGGAATGACAGAGGATGAAGCGAAAGCAATGGTCAAAGAAGCTCAACCAGACGAGCCAAAACTGTTTGGAGATGAATAATTATGTTAAGTCCTGAATATTTACGACAAATTACAGAGGGCAGTGAACAAATTGCCGAAGAATTACATCAGTACATCATCTCTGAGATCGTGTCACGGATGATGGCAAGAATCGGCAGAGGTGAAGATTATATTCTGACTAATGCCGATGCGTGGAGAATCAGAACACTACAGGAATCCGGTGAACTGTTAGAGGACATTCTGGCAGAATTATCCAAATGCACCAAACGTGAACAGCAGGAACTTCTTGAAGCGTTTGAAGATGCCGGAATCACTGCAATGAACTATGATGATAAGGTATATAAGGCGGCAGGATTAAGCCCTGTACCGCTCGAACAGTCACCGGCTATGATAAGGCTCATGGAGCGAAATATGCTTGCGACTATGGGCGAGTGGAAGAACTTCACAAGAACAACCGCAAGCGCCGCTCAGAGGCTCTATATCGAGCAATGTGACCTTGCATATAATCATGTAATGTCTGGGGCAGTCGGGTATACACAAGCTATTAAAGAAGCAGTTAATAACGTTGTGAGTGATGGTGTTACTGTCACATATCCATCTGGCAGAAAAGATACGATTGAAACAGCAGTCGCGCGTTCTGTCAGAACTGGTGTGGCACAGGCTACCGGAGATATATCCCTAAAACGCATGGAAGAAATGAACTGGGATTTAGTTCTGGTCAGCGCGCACATGGGAGCCAGAACGGGTGACGGTGGTCAGAATCCCGGAAATCACTCATGGTGGCAAGGCAAGATATACTCTCGTTCTGGCAAGAGCAAGAAATTTCCACCGTTCTCATTGACCGGATATGGAACGGCAAGTGGACTGTCAGGGGTCAATTGTCGGCATAGTTTTGGAGCCAGTGATGGAGAATTTAATCCCTATGCAGAACTATCAGCGCAGGACAAAGCCAACAAGGGAAAGCAGTACGAAAAGGAACAGCGGCAACGTACTTACGAGCGAAGAATCCGAAAGGCAAAGAGAGAAGTCCTTGGAATGCAAACGGCGGTTGACAACTGCAAGGACGAACAGACGAGATTTGCACTCCAGCAAGACCTTGACCGGAAGTCTTATCTTTTGCAGAAGCAAAATGCTGCATACAAGGCTTACTGCAAGCAGAACGACCTGAGGGAGCTACAAGACCGACTCATGATTGCTAAGTGGAACCACCAGAATGCCGCAAAAGCCAGAGGAGCGGCAAAACGATATAAGACAGCAAAGGGGATTGACTGATGGATAGATGGGAATATTACAATCCGAATCCTACGGGCGATCGAGTCGGAGATTGTACTGTCCGGGCAATATGTAAAGCAACCGGCTTCGACTGGGAAACGGTTTTTACCGGATTAATGATACAGGCATGTACTCTGTCAGATATGCCATCCGCTAATTACGTTTGGGGAGCGTACCTCTACAAACATGGGTACAGACGCAAACTGATTGAGCAATCAGAACGGTATATCTATACAGTCAATGATTTTTGCGCAGATCATCAGACAGGCACATACATTCTCTGCATAGATGGTCATGTGGTGACAGTACAAGATGGTAAATATTATGATACATGGGATTCCGGAAATGAAGTCCCGGTATATTACTGGGAAAAGGAGTAGCTAAATGGGCATACAGGAATTTATTCAGTTTTTTCTTTCAATCTGTGGAGGAGTATCAATTATTGGAGGGGCAGCAGCTGTTGTTTTTAAATGGATTACTCCGGCATTTCGACTCAACAAGCGAGTTGAGACACTGGAAGAACATGATAAGCGAGATTACGAGAGTCTTCAGAGGATTGCGGAACGTGATTCATTGATTCTGGAAGTGCTATCAACAATGTTGGACAGTCAGATTAGTGGAAATAACGTCGAGGAATTAAAAAAAACAAAACAGAAGCTTACAAATTATCTTGCACAGAATCAACGTTAGCATTAGTAAGGGGTATGCTCATGAAATTATATGTGTTCACGAAAAAAGATATAGACAGGTTCTTGATAGAGTGCAATTTCACACCGGACGAAGAAAGACTGTTCCGGTTGAGATGCCAGGAACGCACTCTCGAATACTGTGCTGAGCAGATGAATGTGAGCATATCAACAGCAAAGCGGTTAAGCCGGAGGGTGAATAATAAAATAATTAAAGTATGCTAAAAAGTAAGGAGAGGATTTTCTACCCTCTCCCATTTTTTTAACAAAAATCTTCTTTTACAGCTCTTTCAAGTAGCTTTATAACATATTCTGGTGGAGTTCGCTTGCCACTCTCCCAGTTTTCTATGCTTCTTTTAGGAATACCATATTTTTCAGAAAAAGCTTGCTGGCTCAGATTTGTAAAATTCCTTAATTCCTTTACATCCATATATTAACCTCTCGTTTCTTCCCAATCGCCATCGTCAAAAATGGTAACCTGTCTATGTATCGTCTGCATCCAGTCTTCACCAGTGGAATTTCCGAACGAATCTCGGCTTTTTCTCGGTACTTCCTGTTCTAATTTCACATAACGACACCACGTAGATTCGTCTTTTACTATTTTCCATCCTTTTTCAACTAATTGCTTAATCCTTTCTTCGCCCGTCATTTTATTATCCTCCCTTGACTATATTTTTACCTTCGTGGTATAATGGCTTTGTCACTTACAGAGGGATGTTCTGTAAGCGGAGTGCCTAACGATTCCGGGCACCACGGATTGAAATAATAATTTTAGGTATAAAGAGCTAGTTTTGCATGCTTAGCTCTTTTTACTTTGCATTTTTTCCGTCTCCATAACATTTATAAAACGCTTCAACCAGCTCTGCCAGTTCCTGCGGCGTGAGATTTTCTTTTAGGTCATCCGGGATACGATTGTAATTGCGCGCAAAGGTTTCAACACAATCTCCAATTTTGCATGCCTTTTTGACCTGTTCAAGTTTGTACATTGCTCCGATTTCTTCAGCTGTAAACATCCCTTTTCTAAGAGCTTCACGGCCTTCTTTGTCTCGATCAAGCCCCAATGATTTTATCGCTACCTTCTTACTAATGACTCCGATTCCTTGTATTTTCATTTTAATCCTCCTTTATTATAAAACGCGATATCTCACGATATCTTCAACTTTCTCAGGACTTCCATACCAGTATTTTTCGTCTGGATTCCATTTAAGCCCAAATTCTTTTAAAGTTTTCCTACAATTAAAAGTATTTCCAGAAACAACTCCGTCTCCAAGGTTAAAAAGAACTTCGCATCCATCAAGGAAAGTATTGAAATATTTGCCAAGCTTTGCGAGCTTGAGATCTTCTTTAGCTTTTTCCCATGCTCTTTTAAGTGCTACAGAAATAGTACATTTACACTGTCTTACGATACTCCATGCATTTTTCATGATTTCTGATTTGTTATACTTCATAATGATTACCTCCTAAATGATTCCTTATTTCCTCTTGTTGATATTATAATACCACCCAGTGAGTGATATGTCAATACTTTTTTGACACTTTTTCGAACTTTTTAGATTGATATATCTATGTAAAAATATAATCAGAAAGGCGGTGTATAAGATGGC